CGGCGGAACGGGCGCCACGGGTCCGACCGGCGGAACGGGCGCGACGGGTCCAACAGGGCCGACCGGCGGAACGGGCGCTACGGGTCCTACGGGTGGAACGGGCGCTACTGGCCCTACGGGTGGAACGGGCGCTACTGGCCCTACGGGTGGAACAGGCGCTACGGGTCCTACGGGGCCTGCACCATCTGGGACGGCGGGCAGTGTAGTATACCTCTCGAGTTCTGGTGTGGCTGCAGCGACGGCAAATATATTTTTGTCGACGAGCAATCTAGTAGGTATCGCAACCACAAACCCAACTTCTACTTTACATGTAGTTGGAAACGTGTACGTCACGAACACAACCACAACGTTCCAAAAAAAGGATTTTGTTTCATCGTCCACGATGAATTCTATTGTCGGAAGTGTCAATTTAATTTCACCATCAGCGGTTACTGTCGCTCCTATATCGACACACGTCGGTACTCTTCCGAATTTCTTGGCAATGGGTTCATCCCATTTCTATTTTACCGATTCACTAGTAGGAGTAAATCTCACCTCTACAGCAGGTGCGAGTTCGCAATTTGGTTATTCAGTTGCTTTTTCAGCTGACGGAAATACGGCATTAGTGGGTGCAAAGGCTGCGTCGACGAATGTGGGGTATGCGGCAGTGTACAGATACACTGCCGGAGCATGGGGTTCAGCATCGGTTCTTACATCAACAGCAACTGGAGCTGCACAATTTGGAAGTGCGGTAGATCTTTCAGCTGACGGAAATACAGCTCTGGTTGGAGCACCATTTGCTTCATCGCTCGCTGGGTACGCTGCGGTGTACAGATACACGAACGGAGCTTGGAGTTCAGCATCGACACTCACATCAACATCCGGTAGTAATGCATATTTTGGACAATCTTGTGCTCTGTCAGCTGACGGAAATACAGCTCTGGTCGGAGCACCATCAGAGAGTTCAGGTGTCGGATATGCAGCTGTATTTAGATTCACGAACGGGACGTGGAGTTCAGCTTCAACCCTTACATCAACATCCGGTGGTGGATTATTTGGATACGCGGTGGATCTTTCAGCTGACGGAAATATTGCGTTAGTGACTGCTCGTAATAATGAATATGCGGCAGTGTACAGATACACGAACGGAGTTTGGGGTTCAGCATCGACACTCACATCAACAGCAGGTTCCTTTGCACTTTTTGGACAAGCTTGTTCTCTATCAGCTGATGGAAATACTGCGTTAGTAACTGCTCGTAATGCAAATAGTAATAACGGATATGCAGGTGTATTCAGATACACGAACGGAGCTTGGGGTTCAGCATCGACCCTTACATCGACAGCTGGATCTGGTGTTTATTTTGGATGGTCAGGTGCTATTTCGGCTGACGGAAATACGGCAATAATTGGAACTGGAACATCTGACTACGCGGGTGTGTACAGATACACTGCCGGAGCATGGGGTTCAGCATCGACGCTCACACCAGCAGCCTCTGGGCAGTTTGGTTTTTCAGTTGCTCTTTCAGCTGATGGAAATACTGCACTCGTCGGAGCAATAGGTGCGGGTTCTGCAGCGGGTTCTGCAGGTATTTATTTAATCGGTCCAAGGTTCAAAGTGAACAACACTCTGAATGTGTACAATAACAATGTCGGCATCGGTAATTCTACTCCCACTGCTACTCTAGATATAAGAGGAGGGAGTATTTCACTAGGTAGTTTTGATACATCCTCTGGAAGCAAATATGTTGGGCTTTATAACGTCAATGAGTCTGGTGGTCCGCTTGTTGGAATGGAAATTGAGAATACAACACTCAGTGGAAATTACAGTCAGAAACTTCATTTCAGAACACATTGGTACGGTGGTAATAACGGACGCCGACTCACGATTGACGAATATGGAAATGTTTTTACAACGAAAAATTTAACGACGAGCAACCCGTACTGGTTCATCACACATTCTTCTGGTGGCAACGCGACGTACATATCCGGAGGAGGATCGTGGTTTTCATCCACTGCAAATGGAACATTTTATGGTAATTCGATTACGGTCGGCGGAACTGCTTCCGCATCTGCATTCAATACGACATCCGGTACATTTACATTTCCGGTGGCGGGTACATACCTAATAAGCGTTCCCATGTTTATCAATGGTTCAGTCGGTGGTCGATATGCATCAGCAATTTTTAGTAGTTCTATTAAACCAGTAAGTCAGTATTTCGAGTTTACAAGTACTAATCTTCCGTCAAACGAAATGAGAACATGGACTTATGTAAAACAGGTGAATGCGGGTGACACGATGAACTTAACTTCACCTGCCGGGTCTATTACCTTGTACCTGGCTGAAACGCATTCATGTCTTATTATTTTTAAGGTTGGCTAATTGCAAATGATCTGGTATGCAGTCGTATCAGACAAGATTGAAACTGTCTACGCGGGTGATGGTGTTTCATGTGATCTCAGACGGAACATCGTGGGGTTTGAGAATTTCCAGCACATTCCCGTCCCGGATGGTCTCAATATACATGCCATACTATGGAACGGATCTGAAATAGTCGAGGACACTGATAAAATTCACGAGACTTTAATGGAAGAGTGGAACTCATTTCGTCGTGAAAGAAACATGAGACTTTCATATTCTGACTGGACACGACTTGACGATGTTCAATGTGATAAAGAAGCATGGTCTGTGTATCGCCAGGCACTCAGGGATCTCCCTGCAAACACGACGGACCCAACGAACGTTACATGGCCGACACCACCATCTTAAATCTGGGCTTTTAGTAGATGGCCGATGACTCTCAGCGGACCAAGTACATCTTCGCCGATTCGACAAACAGGGACACGACCCTGTATCCGTCCGGCAACGCCTACACGCTCCACCTGACCAACCCGGTTCATAGTGTGATTCAGGTGGATCTCGTCGCCGCCAAGGTGCCCAACACCATGTACAACCTGACGAACGGCTCGAACGTGCTGGTCTTCACTAACAATGTGAGCGTCACGACCAACGTGTCGATCGCGACCGGGTACTATTCAGCCGCCGGGCTCGCCCAGGCGCTCGCCAACGCCGCCGGGTTCATCTTCGCGGTCGACTTTCTCGAGTCCGAAGGCAAGTTTCTCTTTTCGAGCAACGTCACCAGCTTCACGATCGAGGGAACAACCAGTGAAATCCGAACCATGCTCGGCATCAATCCAGGACCACACGCCAGCTTCCTCGCCTCGACCGACCCCGTCTATGCGGCCGACCTGACGTACGGTTGTCGAAGCTTGTACAAGACGGTCCGGATCGCCGACCTGTCGACGAACGAGTACGTCTTCCTCGACATCGAGGAGCTCAGGACGACCAGCGTGCTCGACGCCAAGAAGCTCATCCAGGGGACGACCGAGGGCTCGTCGATCCGCTCGACCTTCGGCATGATCCCTCTGGATGTCAATTCGGGATGCATAAAGAACTACAAGGAGACGACCGACTACAAGCAGTACATCATGTACAACTCACCGATCCCCAAGATTGATCGTCTGACGATTCGATGGATCGATCGGTCCGGCGCACCCCTGCACTTCCAGGGCTTTGAAAAAAACGCGTTCACGCTTCGGGTCCACTGCGAGTACCACGAGCCGCCGCCGCCCACGCCGCCCCTCCAAGACGTGCAGATTCAGCGCATCGTGGATGCCATGTCGATGGTTCCGCCGCCGCCCAAGCCACCCGACGAGAAGCGGGTCCTTGGTCGATGGGTCATCGCGATCCTGATCATAGGTTTCGTGGCAGCATATGTCGCCTATGTGCGTCTGCTTCGTCCGTTTGTCGAGCGGCTGAACGCTGTGCCGCCGCCTCAGCCGTTCAAGCCGAAGATTTCGTTGTACTGATCCATGTCACGTCGGACCACGTTTTGACGTGAATGAAAAAGCGTGACCGAAAGTCGTGAATGATTGGCAAAAAGAAAGACTCGTCGTGACGAACAATACCAAGGTCGTGGTTACGTTGAATCGAACGTTCCATTTTTTGTTCAAGCCAGTGGGTCAGTTTCTTGGGAACGACCCAGTGGTTTCCCTGAATCATGTGCGGTGGATATACGAGACAATTCAAGGGATTATTCCAGTTGTACCGGTGGCTCGTGTCTTCCGAGGGGATGCTATACGGACCCAGGGCCGGTTCGCCATCCTTATCAAAACCCATATTTCGAAACGACGAGATGAGAATTTTGTCCTCGTCGATCAACGAGTCGCACCGGAAATGCGGAGGTGTTTCTTCATCCGTCTTGGCAAATCCAAAGTCGATCCAGGAGTAGTGTGTGTACTCGGGAAAGATCTCACTAGCCCGGCGTACGAAACATGTCTTGGCGCAGTTCACGAGACCGTACTCGGGATAATGAAATTCAGGATTGTACTGCAAAACTTCTGGTATACGTTTTCGGAACACAGGATCGGCCAAAATCTCAGTCTGACGCTCTATATATTTCTGTATGAACGTGTCCTCGACTTTCAACGGCAGGATGCGTGTATGACCTGTCTGCTCGCGAACCATGGTCGCCCATGGTTCGTCGATAAAACACACCGGGTTCAGATGTTGTATTCGCTTGAACGCCTCGATGTACTTTCCGAATGGTCGTTGTGTAAACGACCACTCAGAACGTCCAATGTCTTTGTAAGCCGTGACCCACAAAAGCTTGTCGGTCCCGAGAATATGGTTCCATCTGGCGTAGCACGCGTCGCGTGTCAAATAACACTGACTAAATTCGTAGGCCCGCTCGGCGATCCTCTGCGCCTCGGTATAATTATGAAGGACCCATGTGACTTTTTCTACGAGATCGCTCATGTCTCGTTTGACAGGAATATAGTGTTTCCACGGGACGAGCCTCTCGTAGTAAAATTCTTTGTGTGGTCGATCGACCAGAATGACTGGTCGGTGTGACCACAAAAGATGTTTGAGCCGAGCCGAATAGCCGTACCCTTCAATGTCGAGCAGTACGGCATATTTACGAACAAGCTCGTCCATCGGTACGAATCTCGAAGGACTGTGCCAGTCGTGACCCCAATACATGCACTCGCATTCCATAATGTCAGGATGCATCCTGGCAATGTCCACCAAAACCCTTCGATGAGGATGGGATTCTTGACCTATCCAACCAACCTTGAAAACTTCATAGTTTGACCGGCCAGCCTCGGCGATTCTGTGCACGAGTTCGTCATAGTCACAGTCATTCTCTTTACGGGCATCCCATTTATGGAACGTCCAATCCGGTACGAGCCCGACGAGCGACTCGTTCGAAAAACATAACGTTCCGTCGTTTGGCCCAAAGTCGTTGGTCATGATTCTGACCGACTCAAAGTCTTTCCATTTGTAAAGTTTATCGGCCTCTTGTATACACCATAATGTAGACGAATTTCGCTGACTGTCACAGCCGTAATCCTGAAAGATGAGCCGGCCGGCTTTTTTCGAAATGATAAAAGTTCCATGTGACTCAAAGCCGTCGGTCCATTTTTCCTTGACGTGGATGTGAAACATCGACCGGAAGTCGTGGATGATCGGTAAAAAGAACGGTTCGTCATGATTCACGATGCCGAGCCCGTGGTGTCGCTGAATAGACCAGTCCATCTTCGATTCGAGCCAATGCGTCAAATTCTTTGGCACGATGAACAGATTTCCTTGAATCAGAAAATGGAAATGTTTGAAGACCAATGTCGGGTTGTTCCAGTTGTACACAGTCGCGAGCGAACGATCTTGTGAAGCAAATGCTCCGTACATCGGTTCACCCTGTTCGTTGAAAAAGAGATCTCGGCACGAGCCGATGATGATCTTTTCGGACGACAAAATGAGTGGCGGGGTGTCTTTCGGATCCTTGGCATAACCAAAGTCGATCCAGCCATAATGAGTGTACTCGGGAAATAGTTCACATGCCCGACGAACCATACACGTTTTCGAAAAATTGACAATTCCATACTCGGCGCTTTCAAAAGCAAACCATAAATCAACCGGAAACGGTCTAATTTTTCTAAAATCAGTCGAGTTCATAATCTCTTTTTGGCGCTCGAGATACTTGGGGAAGAATGTATCTTGTTCGTCGTACGGAAGAACCCGTGTGCTGGTCCGTTCTTTTATCAATGTGGCGTGCGGTTCATCTGCAAAACACACGAGGTCGAGATGCTTTATACGTTCGAACTTTTCCATATATAGTTCAAAATCTCGGCCGAGGTGTTTATAGGCCGTCACCCATAAGAGTTTCATGTGGTACACACGGTAGTAATCTTTAAACCCAGTTCCAACTTTGCCATTCCGTTTTGACGTTAATCTTAAACCGGGACCGGAAGTCGTGAATGATCGACAACCACAAGGGTTCGTCGTGTCCGAGGATGAGCCCGGCGGCATGCTGGCGCTGAATCGAATTGTCCATGGCTTGCTCGAGCCAGTGGGTCAGTTTTTTTGGAACGAACCACAGGTTTCCTTGAATGATATACATAGGAACTTTTACCAAAAGAAGCGAATTGTTCCAGTTGCATTTTTCAGCCTCCTCGAGACTGTCTACGCCCCACTTTCCGAGAAGGGGTTCATGATCTTCGTCAAATCCAATCTGTCGGAACGACGAGATATAGATCTGATTGTCCGGAAGCGGCTTGGTCGCACTCGAAACCGGTGCGACGTCGTCCGACTTGGCGTACCCGAAATCGATGAACGCGTAGTGCGTATAGTCCGGAAAGAGGTCGCTGGCCCGACGGATGAAGCACTGCTTGCTGTAAAGCGTCAGACCGTAGTCCGGGTTGGTGTACTCCTGGCACGGCTTCATCTTGTCCGGAAGATACTCTTGAAACTTTCCGGCGTCGATAATCTCCTTTTGGCGCGGATAGTGCTTCGGGATGTACGTGTCCTCGATATCAAACGGTAGGGTTTTCACGCCGAGCTTCTTGACGCGCTCGGTGTGTGGCTCGTCGACGAAACAAACGAGGTCCTGGCCTAGCGGCTTGACGAGTCGTTCAAAGCACGCAAAGTATTCGTCGTTTGACCGGGCCGCAATAGACCACGTCTCTCGCTGAATGTCCCGGAAGGCTGACACCCAGAGAACCTTCTGGGCTGGTTTCTGAAAAACGACGAAATGGTCTCCATCACATGTTCCTTGATGGATATACATGACCGGTCCCCATTTCTTAAAATCCTCAAACATCCATGTGTTCGTGTCCTCGATGATATAAAAACCCCCAGGGGCGACTCGAGGCCAAAGGGCATCGAATGATGTCTTCATGTGCTCGAATATATGACTTCCGTCGTCGAGGATCACGTCGTACTGAATGTCTGGAACGCACGTCTCGAGTTCATGCGTCGAGCTTTGATCGACCCAGAACGTCTTGATCCGATCCTCCTCGAACAGAACCGACCTCTCAATGTCGCATCCGTAGATTGTCGCCTCGGGAAAGTAGTCGCGCCACATTCGAAGCGACGCACCCGGACGATAGTCCGGTCCGCAAAACCCCATGAGCGGTACATTTCCGATTCCAATTTCGAGAAAGTTGGTCACCTTCTTGTCATGCAAAAGTTTGTCGTACACCGGTGTGTACGTGTGTCGGATACGCGGACATTTATCCGCTTTGTATTTTGCGCCTAGCATGCACAACCGACTTTCATAGTTATTCTTGTACTGGTGAATCACAGCCGGATCCTTGTTCGTCTGGTACTCGGGACGGTTGAGCTCGACGCATTCTGTGCAATAGCCGATCGTCCCGCCGTTCATGTACGTGACGACCGAGAGCACAATATCGGCGTGGAGCCATTCGGCTGGAATCTTCTCGATGTGCTTCCGCCAATCCGTCTTGGCGACCCGCTTGAAAAACGCCGTCCGGAAGAAACAGCCACCCGAACCGGCGTAATGGGTCCGGCCCGTGTACTCGGCGAGGACCGGCGGTAGACGAGCGTCCGGATTAGTGCCGCAAATGTCCCAGACGAGCTTCGAATGGTCGACCGGTCGGACATGCCAGACATCCTCCTCCTGCATCACGAAATAGTCGCTCTCGAGCTTTTCGATGGCGTTGAAAAATCGCTCGAGCCATTCGGTCGGCTTCTTCCAATGGCAAATGCCGATGTTTGACCCGTAGCCGTATGTCGCCCCGTATTTGAAGGCGACCTCCTTCATCGCCTCGTCGCCCCCGTCGTTGAGCATGATCACGTTACCATCCGGATAACACTTCCGGTACGACTCGAACGCCTTGTCGGCCGCGGTCACCTGGTTGTAGCACTGGAAGAATGCGTCGATCGTCTTCCGGCGCGGAATAGGGGTCGTGCGTCCGAACCATTCGAGCTGGTGACGCGTGTCGTCAACGTCATACCACCCTTTGAGCGCGCTCTGGAAATAGTCCTCGTACATCGGCGCCACCTTGTCGAGCGTAAAGTTCTGGCCCCAGGCGAGACATGCGTGCGGGTCGATCCGTTCGATGTTCCGGGCGGCCCAAACCATGTGATCGAACGTCCGGCATCTGTAGCCCGTGACGCCGTGTAGGTTATTCTCGGCGAACGTACCCCAGTCGGTCGAAATGACTGGCGTGCCTGACAGAAAGCTCTCGATCATGACGCCGGCGAATGGCTCGACATACGTCGAAAAGATGAAAACACCCTTGGCGTTCTTCATGAGTTCGCGACGCTGTTCCGCAAAGGCATAGCCGACATACTCGACGTGACTCGGCCATTTGTCAAGGTTGAGATCGCCCGGGCCTCCTTGGCCCGCGATGATGAGCTTTGCACCGATGTGCGCCGTGACGTTGATGGCCAGGTCGACACCCTTGGCGCGCGTGATCCGGCCGAGGTACAAGAAGTAGTCCTGCTTCTTGTCGGTAAACTCAAAGTCGCGCGGGTCAAAGTAGTTGGGGATGACGACGTGATACCATGGCATGTTGCAGCTGTACTGGACACGGTCCAGACCGAGGTTGGCATGCATGAGCGCGTACGACTCGTAGACTCTGTACGGCGCAAAGGCTTGCGAGTACCCGATGCCGGGCTCGACAATCTTCATGTCACTCAGTTGGTCGCACACGTGCTTGTTGCCTTGGCCCCAGAATGCGAGGACGAGATCGTTTGGCTGTTGGCGGGCCCGAATTTCACGAACAGCATTGGTGTTGTATTCTTGGTAAGCATCGTCGAGTAGGTCAAACTTGAAGTTTTGGACCTTCCAGTCATAATCGCCGTAAATCCTGGTGTAAGTCTCGCGAGTAATCACGTTGACATGTTCGGTACAGAATACCTCAGAGTCCGGATGGCCGTAATGAATGATGGTGTGACCTCGTCGAGTCATCATCTCGCAAAACTTGAGCACCTTTTGTGTAAAAGCACATGCGACAAACTG